CCCCGTGTTGGCGAAGGCAGCGTTGCTGCTCCAGGCGAGTTTGATGCCCATTGAGTCACATACCCTTTCGTGACAATTGACCCTGAAACACAGCCCGACCAGGAGCCAGGGAACTCTTTTCACCACCGTTTGCAAGCAGCGGCTAGGTCGGGCTGTTGAACGCATGAGGGTTAGGCGACCGCGATCACGTCTTGCAGGAGCGTGGTGTTCGCCGCCGGGAGCTTGCGCCCGTTGTACCGCAGGATGTGGGCCGCACCGACCCAGACCGCCGAGTTGCCGTAAATCGTCTGCTTGACGAAGATGAACGGCGACGCGGCCGGCAGTTGATCGGCCTTCAGGGTGATGGTGAACAGTTGCGCGGTGTCCGCTGCAACCGCTGTCCCCACAAAGTTGAGGGTGGCAGCCGACACGGCAGCCGATCCGGCGTTGGCGGCGTCTGTGGCCGAGAAGACGGTAAAGACCGCCGATCCGGCAGCAGCGGCAGCCGTGCCGCAGATGAAGATGGTGGCAGTGTCATACCCGGCCATCGACACGGCGGTGCCGAAGGTGTCCGACCCCGCAGCGGTCCCGGCATACGAACCGGGCTTGACGCTGTTCCAGAAGCTGACGTGATCCGTTAGTGTGTGCATGAAAAGCTCCAAAGAGAAAAGCCGCCCGAAGGCGGCTCAGAACATTCCGAAAAGCGAAGGATTAGGAGGCAGCGACCTTCTGGACGGCGAACCGCCACGGCTCCGCTACCTGACCACCAACACGGCGACGCAGGACGAAGACCACGCTGTTTGTCTTGGCGGTGGTGCTGTCGTCGTAGCGAACCAGGCTCATGCCCACGCGATCAGCGATGGTGTAGCCCTTGAAGTCGCCAAAGATGATGGGGTAGGTGTTGTTCGTGACCGACGGCATGGACTCGCTTTCCTTGAACGGGTAGCCGTCCAGGTTGCGGGGCTGGCCGCTGGCAAGCTGGTTGTTGCGGTCACGGAACTGGAGATTCCCAGCGGTGTCCGCCAACTGACTGATGACCTTCGCGGTTGCCTTGTTGAACACCCAGGTGCCGTTCTGGCGGTACTGGTAACCAATGGCATACGGCACCGCGACCAGACCAGCAGCGGTCAGTGAGGCGGCAGTACCGGATACGACGGTCTGCACGTCACTATCGTGTGGTCCAGAGTTCGCGGCAGTGCCGTTCAGGATACCCTGTGGCCGGCCATTGCCAAAGCCAATCAGGAAGGCAGTGTCTTCCGCGATGGCGACGGCATTGGTGCCGAGGTCTTCGATGTGCTGGGGCAGGTTGACGGCGGCGTCTTCCAGCAGGTTCTTACTCACTGGAATGTTCGCCATCTGCACATGCACGGGAATACGAATCTGGCCGAAGGTGGCGTTCGTTTCCGAGTCCGACCCCGTTGGGCTTTCATCGGTCCAGACCACACGCACCGCGCCGACATACTGATTGTCGCCGCCGGTTGCCTTGATGTAGGTCAACGCATCGCGGGAGGTGGTCTGGACGTTTGCCATACCACGGACCACGGCTAGGCCGGGAAGGCGGGCAATCACCCGGCTGTTCAGGTCTTCCGGCACGAGGAAGCCGCCCAGCTCGTCGTTGGCCTCGATCATGGTGGACTTGATTTCCGCCACGGTCAGGCCGTGTGCCGCCGCGTTCACAATCTGCTGCGGGGTCAGCAACACCATACTGGCGTACTGATCCTGCATCCCTGTGCGCAAGAAGCGATTGAAGGACACGGACTTGTTCCACGCCGCCAGCTCGTAGCCGCCGCCGTAGAGTTCGCGGGAGATTTGCTCTGCGCCCTTGGCAAAGTCACCGTACTTGGAGGCGTACCAGGACTTGATATGGGCCGGGGCTTCCTCGCCCTGGTCCGGGCTTTCAGTGCTGCCAAACGGGAGCCGCTTCACTTCCGGCTCAGGTGCCGGGGTGGGTTCCAGCCCTTCGAGCGATTTGAGCGCCTTGGCCTGGGCAGTCAGTTTCTCGGCATCATCGAGCCGATTTTCGAGCACGGCTTCACGCGCCGCGCTGACGATTTCAGCGAGCGTCTTCATACTGGGTTCTCCTGTTGGTTAGAGGGTGAGTAGGTCGAGTTCGACGTTCAGCCGTCGTGCCCGGTCTGCCACGCTCTGCGCGCTCTCAGGAGCCTCTGCGCCTTCCGTGGGGTTCGGGGTTGTTGGTGCGTCGTCCAATGCGGCTGGCAGGTCCAGCCCGGCATCAGCAAAGTAGGATTTGATCGCCGTCACCGGCGTCATGCGTGGCTCTGCCGGTTCCGGGGTGAGGGACACTTCCAGAATCGGCCAGCGGGTGATTTCGTTGGACCGCTGCTTGCGGGTTTTCAGCACGAGATTAGGCGCAGACCCGCTCGATAGGCCGAGCGCGCCCGCGTCCACGAGTTGTTTGACGGCCTTCTTGTAGCGGTGCGCCTTCTTCAGTTCGCCTTCCGCCCAGACGCCGATGTCGTCAACGCGCAGGGTGTCCCACACGCCGACCACCGGATCGCTTTTGGTGGCCGATTCGATGGCGTGGTGGTAAAGCATCGGGCGGTTCGGGCCGATCTCGGTCAGCCAGAAGTCCGTGCTTTTGGTGAAGTAGTCGCCGGTCAGGTCCGGTTTCGTGGCGTCCCCGAACAGGACGGCATACCCACCAATCCGGTCATCGCCGAGGGCTTTGACGGCGTAGTAATTGCCAGATGTCAGGTCCACTGTGCCATGCATTCCCTCACGAAGGGTCTGTGATAGGTGGTCAGCCGACTTCATCTCGTAGGCGTCAACTGGCACGTAGTTCGTCACCCGCTGCACCTTCACCGGGTCGCCCAGGATGAGCCCTTCCGTGGTGAAGGAGTACGGAATGCGGCACAGGTCACCTTGGTCCGGGCCTTCGTAGATGGCCGTGTCGTCGTACAACTCGGCCACCCAGCAGTAGTAGTCATGCGCCACGATCTGCCCGTTGGAGAGTGTTTCCTCAACCGGGCTGTACCGATCGCTAATCGCCTTCTGGATCTCTTGCCGTGCCTGGTCGTAGCTCATGCCCGCCGGGAGTGACTTCAACGCGGTCTTGCTGGCCGTGCCACAATCGGCACCCAGTTTCGCCGCGAAGTCGTGAATACTCTGAATGGTCGTCAGGTCGCGCGAGCTGTTGCGCCGTCCTGCTTTCAGGGCGTCCGCCACCAGTTCGTCGTCCATGCCGTCCAGGTGGGACACAAGCAGTTGGCCGGCTTCCTCCAGCGAATCGGCACGGTCTGCGCTAATCGCCTTGGCGGCGGTGAGCTTTGCCAGAAAGTCAGTGATTGCGGCTTGCACCGCCGTTGCCAGTGCTGTCATTGATGCCGCCTCCACGGGTGCGGGTGCCGGGGCAGGGATCTTTCCCGCCTTCCGGTCTTTCTCGGCCTGCTTCCGGGCCTTTTCTTCGTCGCGTTTCGCCTTCTCGGCGGCAGTCTGATCGGCTTTCTTCTTGCGGTCAGCGGCCACACTCGCCACCCGCTTGGCTGCGCCGAGGTCGCCACGGTTCAGGGCGGTGTTGAGTGCATTGCCACTGGTTGTTAGTCGTGGTGCGCCGTCTCCGCCGCGTTCCACCAGGCCACGCTTTTGCAGTTCGGTCGTATCGCCCGGTTCGCCACCGGCTGCGAGTGCGGCAAGGCTCTTGCTGTCGTCGTCAGAGATGCCGAGGTCGGGGGCTACCTTTGCCCGGTTGGCGTCGATCTTGGCCTGCTTCTCGGCGGCCTTTTCCTCGTCGGTGGGCTTGGGCTTTGCGCCTTTGCCTTTGCCGCCTGCCTTGCCCTTCTTCGCTTTGGGGTCGAGACCGAGGGCTTGCCGGAGTGCGCTTTTGTCCCGGACGGGCGGGACACCGGGCTTGGGGTCGGTGTCGTCCCCCGCAGCCGTGAACTTGCCATCACTGCCGCGCCCCAAGTTGCCAATGATTCGCTGTCCTGCGCCAGCTCCGTAGTTGGCGGCTTTTAGTTCGTCCATCACCGTCCCATTGCCTGTGACACGCTCGTAAAGCGTCCTGATGCCGCGTCCCTGAGCACGCCTGCCCGATCGTCATAGGTCGCGGTGGCTTGCCCGTTCCTGATGACCTGATCGACCTGCTTATCGAAGATGCTGACCACAATCCGTTCTTCGTTCTGTGACAGTTCCGAAACCGTCTTCCAGTTGCCCCGGTGATAGCCGGATTGCTGACTGCCCTGGACGTAGGGCGCGTAGGCCGTGGTATTGCCCACGGTGAGCGTCAACCCGCCGCCAGTCATGGTCACGCCTGCACGCCAGGATCGCCCCAGTCGCCCAGTACGCTGATACGGCACCCGGATTCGGCCATCGGCCAGCGCGGCAAAGAAAAACCGCCGTTGTTTGGCGGTTTTGAATGGCTGTTTTCTCCGGCGCGCCGGTGGGTACTTGCTCAGGTTCCGTTCGAGCGTTCGCGCCGCTTCGTTCGCGGCTTCGACCATCCAGCCGTTGCCCCGCAGCGTGTTTGCCAGATTGGCGATGCTTTCCAGACCACGGGTGACGACGGAAAGACTAAGGGCCAACGTCCTGCATTTCCCCGGTCAGTGGCCAGATCGCCGGTAGCCCTGCGTGGCTGCCTTCCCACAACGGTTCAACACCTCGCACCGGCAATCCCTGCGCTTTGTTGAGCACGTAGTCCCGGATCAACACCGCGCCCAACCACGGCACCTGCGCCCCGTCATTCGGTACGCCTACCGGAAGTGGCCCCTGCGGGTTCGTGTCGATAAAGACAATCGGCATTACGCCGCCTTCGCGCTTGCCACGGTCGTACAGCGGCACCGGACATGTCGCGGAATCCCGGGCGCGTCCTGCAACCGGAAGACCTTTCCGTGGTCGGGGCCACACGTCGGGCACACGCGCTTGTCTTCCTGGGTCACGTATTTCACGTACTCGACGCCTGCCGCCTCAAACGCTGCCTTCCGGCCACGCTCAAACGCGCCGATCGCGTCTTCGGTGTAGAGCTGTGCGCGGGCCTTGATCTGATCGTCGGTCAGGTTCCCCGCTGCGATTTCGTCTCGGAACTTGCGCAGGTAGCCGTACTGGTCCCGCAGGTAGTAGCCGGTGCGCCCGTAGTCGGCCTGCGTCATCACAGCACGCCCACCACGGCCTAACGTGTATTCGGCCAGGTGGACATCACGGATGTGCTGCCGCATGGCGGATTCGAAGTCGCTGATGGTGATGTCACCCGACACCAGGCGGGAGACCACCCCATCGGTGCGGCCCATCACGCGGTCGGTAAATGCGTCCCGCAGGCCGGTGATTTGCGCGTTGGAGACATAGCGACCCGTCGCGGCGTTGCGGTATCGGGCACTCGTTTGGTCGAACGTGAATGTGAACGGGTCAGGCACTACCGGAAACTCTGCGTCCCTTGGCTCGCCCAGTACGCCGCATCGCTCCCAGTATGGTAGGCCGAGCCCGGTGTCGGATAGTTCGCAGGAAACGCCCGAGCAGGAACCGCTGTTCGCCACGCGACGCCAGCGGGGATAGTTACAGACTTGATGCCGTTGGTCAAATAGTCCGTATCAAACCGCTTTGACGCTGGTACCTGCATTCCGCACCGCTCACAGGTCAGGTAAATGTCCGCAAATACCCACGCAGGTGTTAGTCCGTGCGGCGACGGCTTCGGGAACGGAAACACATGCTCAGCCGGCGGGCACGGTGCCCAGTGCATTATTTTTGGTTCTGGCCGCTTTGCCAGGTATGTCTTGCGGAATTGCTCTTTTGAGACAGTCAGCCCGTCTTTTACTTCTTCGCGTTCGATGCCGCAGCCTTTGCACTGGTAGTCAAAGTGATACACATAGACCCAGTCATCGCCACGCGAAACACGCTCCGAATGTAAGCCTGTTCCATCCCATGCGTGATAACCGAACGTGCACTTGATTTGCTGGATCATCGTGTCTCCACACCTGCCGACCAGTGCGGCCTGTCCATGTCCGCCACCGCCGCATTGATGGTCGCCAACGTCGGCTGCTGCTCCATCTGCTCCGCCAACGCCTCAACCAGTCGCGCCAATTGCTTCACCGGCGTGTTCGGTTGCGCCTCGTAGTTCGTGCTGTTCGCGATCTTCCGGGCAGCGGCGCGAATGTCGGAAAGGGTCACTCAACACCACCGATCGGCTTTGCGCTCAGTATCCCCGCAAACTCGGTATCTCCCATCACTTCGGTCCAGAGGTCCACAGCGCGGCCAATGTCGCTATCGTCCACCGTCACCACATCGGGCAAAGATGCCACCGGCTCATCAACGCCACGCGGGATGATGCGGATCGCCTTGAACGCATGCCGTACCGCGTCCTGGGTCTGTGCGCCTTCCAGCGCCCCGAGCACAGCTGTTTTGATGCTGTCCGGTATCTCGGCACTCTCGAACGTGCAAGCAGCCTTGCCGCGCTCTTTGAGTCGTTTCAGTGCCTTGCGTTCCCATTGCCCCAGTGCCTTGGTCATCTGATCAGTAGCGGCTTCGAACTCTTCCGGGGCTTCCGGTAGGTCGCCGCCGTTCAGCGCGGCAGCAAGCTCCGGGTCAGCGGCCACCTCTGGCGGGGTGTCGTCTTCCGGTTCCTCCGCCATCTCTTCTTCGTCGGGCAGATCGACCACGCCCTGACTGGCAAGCGTCAACGCGGCCATTGCCGGCAGCACCTCGAACACCTCGCCGTCCAGTGGGTCTTTCCCCTCTTCCTGCCGCATCTCGTTCAACGTCCAATATTGCAGGCGCGAGGTTGTTTCGCGTAGCGCCAACTCACGGTCACGCGGGCGGATGTCCTCGAACTCGACCACGGTGGTGTCCGGGAACCACTCAGGGACCAGGACGTTTTGCAGGTCTTCGGCCAGCGTCACCAGCAGCGGCCAGATCACGTTGTTGGTCAGTGCGCTGCTGGCGTGACTGCTATTGGCGCGAGTGGCGTCGGCGGACCAGTAGCCTTCGGGAATACCGAATACCCGGTCGATTTCTTCCTTGGACAGTTCACGGCCCGCCAGGAAATCCATCTCTTTCTGGGTCGCGCCGAAGACTTTTACGTCCACGTCGCCGCCACGGGCGACCATCGTGCGCCGCTGCCCGCCGCCAAAGAAGTCGAACAATTCCTGCCGGAAGCGCAGGAAGTCGGTATCCAGCACATCGGGCTTCAGGCTGATGACCGCGTGCGGAACGGCGTTGAACTTGCTGAAAAAGTTCCGATTCCATTCGGCCATCGCCAGGTCAGCGTCCACGGCAAGCAGTGCCGCCGTCAAGGGCGACAGGCCACGGAGCAGGTTGAACGGGTTCACCGTGCGCGAGTAGACCACGTACTCAGACGGAATCATCACCGGCTTGCTGTCCGGTCGCGTCTGGTAGCGGTATTCGCGGATGACCAGGTTCTCGTCCGGGACCGGGCTCATGAACTGCGCCGGCACCGGCCACAGTTCCCCGATCGTGTTCCCCTTCGGGGCCAGGAACAGGTAAGACTCACCAAACAGGAGCCGGGACACGACCCAGTATTCGGCGATGAACGTGCGACTCATCACCGGGTTGGGTCGCCGCCAGAGCTGCTCCAGCGGGTGGTTGATAGCGTCGGTCAGGTCTTCGCCGTCGCGCTCTTTCACGACCAATTGGGCGGCTGAGAACTCACGGGCAATCGCCGCGATGTTGCTATACACCCACGGGCTCATCATCGCCCGCCGCTGTTGCCGGTCGCCCTGGACCTGTGCCTCGTACTTTTCCCAGCCGGGGAAGGTCAGCGGGCCACCGTAGGCGATGCCGTTGGCGTGGGTGGGGTACAACGAGCCGGGGCGTGGCAAAGCCTTGGCGTCCGCTGCCGGGAGATAGCCGAACCGCCGCGCCAGGGTATCGAGGATACCCACTAGATGAAGCTCACCAATAATCCCCCGGATCGCGCATGAAGTTCCGTAATTCCGTGCACGATGGCATCCAGAATATCGTCGTGGTCTGCTGCGACCGGGAAGCTACACATCTGGTCTTCAGCGTCTGCAAGTGTTCCAACGTGATGCACACGGCCCTGTTCGTACAGCAACGCCACCGGCTCTGCCCGGAGCGTTTTGGACTTCAATGCCCGTATCAAGCGCACAGGTGCATCGCTGCGCACTTTCTTGATCACTGACCGGACCATCTCGCCGCCCTGGTTACTCTCAGCGAGAATATCTACGGCACCGAACCGGTCAAACAGGTCAAGGACGCGCTTCGGCCAGCCTTCCGGCGTCAAGCGCACACCGATGGCTTCGAGCACGTAGTAATCGTTGTCTTCGCCCTGGGCCACCACTGCGATGCCGGTCTGGTCCGAATCGTCGCCGTGGGTGATTGCCGGGTCTACCACCACGTAGATGCGTTTGAGCAGAATCTGCTGCCCGTCGCGCACCACAGCGGGGCCATTGCCCGAGCGCACAAAGGAGGTTGCCCGGTGATTATCAAACCAGGACCGCTGCCACAGTGCGCCTTCAACGTCTTCGAGCAGTTCGCCAGAGAGTTCCTGGCGACCGAGCCGCGTACCTTCGTACTTTGCGACAATCTGTTCAATAAAGGCCGGTGACAGGTGCGCCGCGTTATCGTAAGTCGTTCCCCGCGTCACCGCTGTCGATGGCGATGCGAGCAGGTCACGCACCAACTTGACCGGCTTGGGTGTCGTAGTAGCGATGCAGCGCGGATCGGAGCCAAGCCGCAGGCCGAACATCAGCATGTCCCACGATTCGACGCCGTACCGCCAGGTAGCAATCTCGTCACACCATGCAGCTGAGTGCTGTGGACCACGGAGACGATCTGGTTCGTCGGCTGAGTAAGTGGTAGCTATCGCCCCATTCGGCCAGGTCAGCCGACGAAGAGACGGTTGATAGATTGGGCGTTCATCGTCCTGAGCGCAAGCGAGTAGACCGCTTTCGCCCTGAACCATGACATCCCGCACGTCGGCAGCAGTCGCGCCCACCAGCGCAATGCGATTGTAGCCCCGCCGCACTTGCTCATGTATCCACTCAGCGCCGGAACGGGTCTTGCCTGCGCCACGTCCCGCCATGATGAGCCAGACGCGCCAATTGCCATCCGGCGGACACTGGGTGTCCCGCGCCGTGGTAAGGTAGAAGTCAGTTCGCAGTCGGTTCGCCACCACTGGGGGCAGCTTCGATATGAGCGCGGCTTTCTGGTGCGGGGAGAGCAAACGCAGCGAGTACCGAAGCAAGTTCAGATCGGGCGTCAACAACGGAGACTTCGACTGCTTTACCGTCTGGACCACTAATCTCCTGCCGTTCCACATAGCCGCGCGACTTGCCTTGCGTCTTCAGGTAGAAGCAGACGGCCCATGCCTGCCCCCCAACGATGGCACGATGCAGGGATAGTTCCGCCGTGTCGGTCATCGCCTCGCGTTCGTCGGCTACCACGGTCTGGAGCCGTTCGCTTTTGTTGATGCGGTCGTATAGCCCGCTCCGTGTCATGTTGAGTGTCTTGGCCGCAACCGACACCATGCCCTTACTGGCACGAAGGGCTCCTTCTAGCTCGTCCAGTGAATGGGCGCGTTGCATTGATTTCGCCATTTCTTAGGTGTCCATCTTTTCAAGCATTGGCTTTGTCTTCTTCTCTCTTGTTTCCTTTGATAGAGTATGATACAATCTAGATATCAAACAAGCGGAAAGGACGACCATATGACCACCGAAACGATCAACACGAAGGCTCTTTCTTCACTCGATGCGGCGTTGAAGTTTGCTCGCTGGGAGACAGACGCAGCATTTGACAATTTGGACGCCAAGTGGAGCAGCCTTGCCACAGATTATGACAGCGGCACGATCACAAAAGACCAGTTGAGCCAATCCTATGCCGAGGCGGATTCTGTCTACCAACAAGCCCGGAACGAGGCGCTCCGCCGGTTTCTCCGGCTGGAGAACTTAATTATCGCATCGGACCCGGCCACGGTTCGCCACTGGCGGAGTATCAAAGGAAATACTTTTGGCTAGCAGTCACGGAGGCAAGCGGGAAGGAGCAGGCCGTAAACCCGTTGGCCACCTTCCCGCTGTTCGTAAAACCGTCACTCTGCCGCCGGAACATATCGAGTACCTGATCGACCTTGGAGCCGGGAATCTGTCACTCGGCATCCGACGCCTTATTGAAAGGACAAACCCCGATGTCAACCATCATCGCATGGACGAATGAAACCTGGAACCCTACCACCGGATGCAGCCGCATTACGGACGGCTGCCGGAATTGCTACGCCGAACGGCTCAGTCTCAAGTTCGGATGGTCCAAGAAGCCATGGACCGCTGCCCACGCTGCCGAGAACGTCGTTTTGCATCCTGAGCGACTGCGAAAGCCCTACAGCTTCAAGAAGCCGAGTAAGGTGTTCGTGAATAGCATGTCCGATTTGTTTCACGAGCAAATCCCGGACGACTATATCGCCCAGGTGTTCGCCGTCATGGCCGACCTTCCGCAACACACGTTTCAGGTGCTGACCAAGCGCCCCGAACGCGCTGCCGAATGGGCGGGACCGTGGCCGGCCAACATCTGGATGGGTACATCGGTAGAAGATGCCCGCGTGGCCCATCGTATCGACACGCTGCGGCGATGCAAGGCGCAAACACGCTTTTTGTCCTGTGAGCCGCTGATCGGACCACTCGGCCCGGTGGACCTGACCGGCATCCACTGGATCATCGTCGGCGGTGAAAGCGGCCCCGGTTTTCGCCCGATGGATCATGCATGGGCTCGTGATATCCGGGATCAATGCGTGGACGCCGGTACCGCCTTTTTCATGAAGCAGTCCGCCGCGTTCCGCACCGAAACCGGCACTTCACTTTTAGAGGAAGACGGGTCACGCTGGAACTGGTATCAATACCCCGGCGACCTCTGCCCCCCGGTTCAGGTCAGTCCGCCCACTCGCGAGAAAATCCCGGCATAATGGGTCATCTGCTGCGCATGGCCCGTATAACGTCCTGCCCAGTGATCGAGCCGGTAGCCCACGCTACCGGCCTTTTCTTCGAGAAGCGTCCGGCAGATTGCAAGATAGTCGTCATACAGCGCGGCATTACCGACACGACCGACCACTTCAGCCATACTGCCGGTAGTCCACCCTCCGCCCATTTTGAGCTTCTGCCGAAGCCCGTCATTCACGACGATTGCGAGCGGTGACGGCCACGGGCGAGCACTGGTAAAGAAGGCATCAATCACCGGCCACGGCTCGCCGTACGGGTCAATATCAAGCACGTTGACCGGCAGGTGCGATCCGGCACCCAGTCCGACGGCTGCGACCACATCACATTCATAGACAGCCCAGGACGGGCGCTGACGGGCCAGGATATCCGCTTTTGCCGGGTTCTTTTCAAACGCTACGCCATCTTCGATACCGGCGTAGCAGTAGCTCCAAATCTTACCGGCTCCGGCGTGCGTCTCCATGACGACGGGATTCGGAATCTGTTTCAGAACGCTGGTCCTCATCGCGACCTTCGATAAGATCGTGGAGTTGTCTTTCTTCCGACCCATGACTCCCCAGGTACTCCCGGCATATCGCAATCATAGCGTTAGCCCGATTAGTCATTCCCGTTGCCTTGATTGCAGCTTCGATGTCCCCGACATCCTCAATCGCGATTACGATCTTGAGTTGTTTTGTTGCATCGCCCAGGTTCCGGCCTTTGCTTTCTCCGGCGGCTTGCAGGGTTGCGCCTTCGTAATCCTCAGCCATCTCGGCAAACAGCTCTTGCAGTGCTTGCTCGCCGGTTGACACATCACGGAGAAGGCTTTCCAACTGCTCGGCATCCACGGCGGCCAGTCCGCCTATCGGGTCAATGGACGCGAGTGCTAACGCCTCTTCCTCGTCCGCCAGATCCACGTAGGCGACCGGGATTTCCGGCTCGTTGTGGCTGATAGCAAGCGCCACGCGCAGATGGCCGTCAATAACAAAGCCGGTGCGCTGGTTGACGATGACCGACTGGATCCAGCCGATTTCGTTCAATACGCCGGTTAGTGCGTCCTGCTGATTCTTCGGGTGGATGCGGAAGTTCCGGGGGTTGGCTAGTAATTGCTCGGGCGACTCAGCCCCGTGGTCCACAATTCGATTTCGCCACGGCACGGACTTCGCCATAACCACCTTAAAGCAAAACGCCGCACCTTCCGGCACGGCATTACTTCGGGGATATTCTCCCCACCTTACCACATTATGCGGTCTGTTCTGGTATAGCGCAATACCTAGTACCAACTTGCTTGCTAAGGCTGGAACCGGGTCGATATGATTCACCTATCGATACTGGCCCTACTCAAAGGACTTTTCGATAGGTGAGTGCATCCACACTCCGCGTCTCGGGTGAAACGCTCCTCCGGCACCTTCGCTGCTGTCTCGTCAACGATCAGGCTCCGGGCTGGTGTGATGGATCAACCGCACCGGCTTCCGTATCCTACCCCGCCACTATTCAGGCGATCCGCTCCCTTCCACGGCATCTCCGCGCCGCTGCTTTGTGTTACGCCAGAGTGGGACCGGACGTGAAACACCCGCGTACCAGCTGGCGCACGCTTGCCCGCAAACAACGCAGAACCCATGGATCGTTGCTCGTGCTGCGGCAACGTGCGCAACAAGCAGCCATGATGGTCGAGGCCGCACTATGCCGCTAAACGTCGGTGAGGCTGAACGACGTAGCAATCGCACCTGGGCGGCAGCGTTACATCAGCATTGTTGCTGGCATGAATTGATGGTGCTGCCGAGTGCGTGTCGGCCACGGCCACGTGAAGAGCAGATCGTGATGCTATCCATCCAGAAGCCAATCAAGGGGACGAGCCAGCACCTGGCCGCAGTGGATTTCTGGGCGGACTGGGAACAGGGACTCGCCAGTCTGCCACGGCACCAACAACGCGGAATCGCCGCCTTGGGGCTGTTGGGCGACGGCGAAGTCAATATCGAAAGCGACTGGATACGGCTGACCGTCGGGGAGTGGCACCCGAACGAACGTTCCGACCACTGGATCGCCGAAGCGAAGAAATGGAAGCCCTACCCGACACCGCCTGTCCTACGCGCCGATGCACGCGCGGCCACGGAACGGCTCGCCAGGTGGTTGTGGCGGGTCAAGGGACACGGCACGCTGAACTAGTCGCGCGCCAGAGGTCTAAGGGTTATTCCCGGTTGCAACCACGAACGATGTAACACGGCCCGTTGTCACACGATAGATAACGATGAAGTTTCCCGGCTCACCACCAGACCATTCCTCTTTCGGCAAAGCAGCCGCTAGGGATGCGCTCTTGAACAGGTCCACCGGGTTCCCTGATCGTGCATCGTACGACCGAACGAAGACAGCATCTTCCGGGTAGATCGTCGCAGCTTTCTTCTTGGCCTCGTCCACCAACGGAGGAAGCCCTGCGTTCTTGTAGGAATACTCGACGTAGTTCAGCCGGTTGTCAGCCACAGTCACAATCAGCGACCCACCCTGGTATTGGCGAAATCCGGCATCCTCGCGGGTCATCTTCCCCTGCACACGCTCCCAGTCTGCGATCGTGGAACCAAGACCGACATGCCGGGAAGGTGCGGGGGTTGCAGTGGGCATCATTGGCGCGACGGTGGCAGGACGGGGGACGCACCCACTCAGCAGCACGACACACAGCGAGAGGCAGCCAAAGCCAGTGAGGGACATACCGAGGCGAGGTTTCACGCTATCGACCCATCCCAAACACGTTCCACGCAATCGTTCCGAGAAAGAAGCAGCCCGCCACAACTAACCCCAACACCATCCCGATACATGTCCCCTGCTGCACGTCCACCGCTTTGCGCGCGTCAGGCGTCATCGTTCACCACACCAACGCCGCTGCAAACGCCGTCGCTCGTGCTTCCATCTGTGCGAGCCGGACATCGTTCGTTCCCCAGAGCAGTCGGGCCAGGGCAGGGCTATCAAACTTCCAGTGGTACAGCTCGTGCGCGAGGGTTTCCGCCTGTTTCCAGCGCGGCAGCGTCGAATCAATCAAGATCGTCTCGTCATAGGTCAGGCCGGGGACACCGTAGGACTCCTGCAACCAATCCACCCGCAACACCGGCACCCGTTCCGCGTGCGCGACCGTCTCAATATCCCGCCATCCATCCACCGCGTACCGTTGTCGCAGCTCCTGACCCCAGCGTGTGGCAAGCACTGGCATGGTCCCCTCACTCAGTCTCTGTGCGTTCGATCTCCGCCCAATAGGTCTCAACCGTTTCCGCCACCCGGCGGGCTAATTCATCTTTCTGTCGCTGGGTGAGGTTCTTCCCGCCACCGTACAGCAGGATCGCCGGGGATTCGTCAGAAGGACGCCGAGGCGACCGGTCCGCTCCCGCTTCCCGCCGATAGCCCGCCGCCACTAACGCTTCGTGCTCGTCCGCGCCAATTGCCGCCGCTACCTTGACCACGGTATCGCGCTGTGGGCGAAACCCGCGATCGATCCAGTTGCCAAAAGTGACATGACTAACACCAATGCGTGTGGCAAACGCCGTCACGGACTGGCCACTTTCACGCCAGCGCTTCTCGATCCACTCCGCCCACGGTGTTACAGCCACGCTCGTAACCATACACGCACGATAACACAGTTTTGTGCCACCGAACGAACCGATTTTCAAAGGTCGTCATATCCGCCATATTGCCTTGCATAAGTATTGACACAATTTCGTGCGACCTGTAATATCACAGGTATGACGGTACTAACGACACGAACGACGCAGCCCGCCGCGACGGCGATTGAAGCCGCTCGCATCGAGCGCGGTATGAGCAAATCCGAACTGGCCCGCCGTATGGGCATGGACCGCGCGATGTTGAGCAAAGCCATTCATGGACATCGTTACTACCGGCTCTCGGAAGACCAGGCGATCGCCGCCGCCAAAGTGCTTGGCATCCCGGACTTCGTTGTGAAGTCGTGGCTCTTGTCCGACACCCCAACCCAGGCCGCATAAGAAAGAAGGAGTAGACCGTGAACCCGACCACATCGCTCCCCTACCAATATCGCCGCCTCGATGACATCGAGACATGGCAGGAAGACTCGCTGTATCGCAACCTGACCGCCGACCACTCGCGCATGACCGTCGCCCAGTTGCAGAACCGCGCCGACAAGTGCCGGCTGCTGGCCACCGACGCACTGACCTACGGCATTCGGCGCGCCGCCGTCGCCCTCCGCATCGCTGACCACGCCACATCCCTCATCAACGACCGCGTGAAGGCTGAACGCGACGACGACGCCCGCGACTGGGCGGAAGAACACCGATGGGAGGCAGCGTGACCACCATCGCCGCCCGTCCCCACATCGCGGGGTCAGTGTTCTCGCCTGCTGAGGAACAGGACCGCCTCCGGGATGCCGCAGTCCAGTTGGCTTACCTCAACTTCGTCTCTGCCATTGGTGCCGGGCAGTACCGGCACGCAGCCACGCTTGCCCAGGTGTACCGCGATGTGTTTTTCGGGAGGGCCGCATGACCGACCTCACCCGCACCGACTTCTGGTGGGCCGTCGCCGTCATGGTCGTGCTCGCCCTCATCTCCGTGGTGCCGCAGTGAGTGCGCATAGCAAGGGGCCGTGGCGTGCTGACGGTATTAGCGTGCTATCCGAATCGGGGCGCACCTTGGCCGTTACCGTCAAGAACGACGTACAGCCTATCGAGCAAGCACAAGCCAACGCCCGTCTGATGGCTGCCGCACCTGAGTTGTACGACGCGCTCGAACTTGTCCTCGCTGTTCATGCTGAAACGCTGGGCGACGACCTCGGCATGCAAGTCGTCGCGGCACTCAAGAAAGCCCGAGGCGACCAGTAATGGGCTTCGACCTGACCTGGCTCATCCTCGCCGTGCTCACCATCCTCATCGTGGTGCTGCGGTGACACTCGTGCGATATGCCGCCCCGGTCCTGGTACTCGCCGGGGTACGGCAGACACCGGACGTACGCCGGGAAGTGCATACGTGGGGCCAGGAATGCCACTGGCCTCGCTTCTCCGCTGCTGGATGGCGACGTTGCCGCCGGGATTGCTGTCCCCGGTGTGAGGGAACCTCGTCGTCATCCACGAGCGCAGAAGCGCCCGCACAAGGAGCGACCCGATGAAGAAGACCGTAGCCCCGGCAACCCTGCCCACGCGCCAGGTCGTGAGCTTACTCGACTACATGGAGGGGCGATTGATGGACATGCAGCGCCGCCAGGTCGAGCAACAGAACGCCTTGCGCGACGTGCAGCGTGTCATCCAGTCCGTCCGTGGCAAGGCCGCGTGATGACCGGGCAGAAAGATGCCCGCCCTGGCAACCACACCAGAAGCGGGCAAAGGACCGTAAACCCACCTGCAAGTATACCAGCCGAGCAGGCCGAAAGGAACCCCCTATGGTGCTGACCAAGACCCGCCGTCACGACCCGATCGGGTTCCCGCCCGACCTCAGTCACCTTGCCCCCTACCGCGCCTTGGAAGCCGCACAGTTGGGCCTTGCCCGTGCTCGGC